CTAATTGGGGTAAACTTAAAGACCCTGTGTTTGTAGAGAAGTTGATTCACTTGAACAATCAGTACTACAATTTACAAAAGATGCCAGAACCAGTAGATAGTATCACTAGATTAGCTATGTTTCTAGCAGTAATTCGTCCCGGTAAAAAGCATTTAATAGGTAAACAATGGAGTGAAGTTGCCAAGACTGTATGGGATAAGGGAACTGACGGATATACTTTTAAGAAAAGTCATGCCATAAGTTATTCATGGCTTGTTGCAGTGCATATGAATTTGTTAGGGTAAGCGTTTAACTAGGGTAATGCTACGGCGTTTACTTCTGCGTTTGTTTAATTCAATTATACTACATACAGGACCATGTAGTATTGTGAGACTTTTGTTATTAAATGTTCTAATATAGGGTCTAAAGATACTCCATTCATCTTTTAAGAATAGATTTATGGGGATTAATCTATTACTTTCCCACCACCAAACATCTCCTAGCTCTAGGAATTTCTCTTTAACTTCATTGTCTATTATAGCACCATAATCGTATATAGTGGTAACTATATCGTCTCGGTTCTGGACAATTCCCACATAATCCTGATTTGCGTAGGAACAAATAGTTATGAAGGGGTGATTTTCGCCTAGGCGTTTAAAAAACTCGTTTTGTATCATTAAAATTATAGTCTCGGATATATTTATCGCCCTTCCCAAACCATTAATAAAATAATATATATGGATGACTAAATACACAATAGGAGATTACATTTGTGTACTCAACCCAAGTTTTCATTTATACACAACGTCAAATCGTTGTACTATTATCAGGATATTCGCCAAGGAGTTATATGCCTCAGTACGCCAAACCACTGACACTACATAAAGGTGTAGACAATCAAATACAGTTTCAGTTCCTTAATCAACAACAGAAACCAGTAGACATTACCGGTAAATCTATTGTATGTAGAATTATTAACAATACTGGTGGAGCGGTATTATTACAAAAAGCATTAACATTACAGTTGCCGGCAACAGGTATTGCGGCCTTAGAATTAGGTCCTGCTGATATAGATGGATTTGATGCACAGAAATGTTATTATTCATTGGAAATCCCAGTTGGTGAATTTGACTTCCCTGTATTTGTAGACCAAAATGCAGGAGCACGTGGTGATTTGAATATCGTTAATAGCATCCTTCCTAGCTTCATTCCTTCAATGCCTGTAACAATTCCAACAGGACAAGCATTCCCTAACAATAACGCAAATGGCAATAGCGATAGTAATCTCATATATTACACTAGCGTTATCAGTACAAATGATACTAGCATACTAACCATACAAGCTGAATATAGTGATTATTATGGTAATATCGCTATTGAAGGTTCTACAATTGTTGATGGTGATTGGTATCCAATCTTTGCTGATACATATGAAGAAGTAACTGATACAAAAGGTTATGTTGTAGAGGGCTTTCACCCATTTATCAGAATGCAATTTGAAAGCAATGCTGGTATTGTAACTAATATATTGGCAAGATAAACGACCATAGTTGTTGATATCTCTGTTAGTATATGTTATACTACTACTAATGTTTGATATTTTATCCATAATTCCCGGCAAGAAAAAGACTACAAGTAGCGGATGGCATAGCTTTAATGCTGTCTGTTGTAGCCATCTTGGTCATAAACCCGATCGCAGAATGCGAGGTGGTATTAAGTTTGACGGACAAACTAACTGGTCTATGCATTGCTTTAACTGTGGATACAAATGTAATTTTGTATTAGGTCGTAGTATCAGTTACAAAACTAAACAACTAATGTTATGGTGTGGCATTGATGAGACACAGATAGGCAAGTGGAGCTTAGAAAGTTTACAACAAAAAGATTTACTTGATATTGTAATTCAAAAGAAAACTAAAATAAAAATCAAATTCAAGGATCATGAATTACCTGAAGGTGAAATGTTAGATGGAAGTAACCCGTTACACAAAGTGTATATTGATTATGTACAGTCTAGGGGGATAAATTATAATGAGTATCCGTTCTTAATAACACCTAATCTAAAAGGTCGTTATGCTAATAGAATAATCATTCCCTACACTTATAAGAATAAAATTGTTGGTCATACTAGCAGATTCTTAGATAATAAAATACCAAAATACATTAACGAACAACAGCCAGGATACGTATTCAATATTGATATACAGAAACCTGAATGGCAAGTATGTATATTAACAGAAGGTATATTTGATGCATTAAGTATTGATGGTATTGCAATCATGCATGATGATATTAGCAATGAACAAGCACAATTGATTGCATCATTAAATAAACAAATTATTGTAGTTCCTGACAGAGATAAGACAGGTTTAAAGTTATGTGATAGAGCACTAGAATTAAGCTATAGCGTTAGTTTACCTAATTGGGAACCGGATATTAAGGACGTCAACGATGCTGTTGTAAGATATGGAAAGTTGCCTACTCTATTAAGCATTTTGCAAAGTGCCACAATGAGTAAAATAAAAATAGAAATACAGAGGAAGAAAATTGAGAAAACAATCGGATAATAAAGAATATAGTGTAGAATTGCAGAAGTTGTTTTTGCAAATGATGATTACAAATGCCGAGTTGTATACCAGAGTTATGAATATTATGAACTCAGAGAACTTTGATAAGTCCTTGCGCCCAGTAGCAGAACTATTCAAAGAACATACAACAAAATATAATGTATTGCCGGATAGCACACAGATTAAAGCATTAACTGGTATGGATCTTGAAGTCATACCTGAATTAAGTCAGGGGCATTATGATTGGTTCTTTGAAGAATTTGAATCATTCACTAAACGACAAGAATTAGAAAGAGCAATACTAAAGAGTGCAGACTTACTTGAGAAAGGTGATTTTGGTCCTGTTGAAAAACTAATTAAAGATGCAGTACAAATCAGTTTACAGAAAGATATGGGTACAGATTACTTTGCTGATCCAGCTGGTAGAATTAACAAATATTTTAATAGTGGTGGACAGGTTAGTACAGGCTGGCCGCAGATGGATAAGATATTGTATGGTGGCATGAGTCGTGGTGAATTGAATATCTTTGCAGGCGGTTCAGGTTCAGGTAAGTCATTGGTGATGATGAATATAGCATTAAATTGGTTACAAGCAGGAATGAGTGGAGTATATGTTACATTAGAATTGAGTGAAGAATTAACTAGTTTACGTACAGATGCAATGTTAACTAATATGGGCACTAGAGATATTCGTAAAGATATCGGATCAACTGAACTTAAAGTTAAGATGGTTGGTAAAAAAGCAGGACAATATCGTGTTAAAGCATTACCAGCACAAAGCAATGTAAATGACATTCGTGCTTATTTAAAAGAAGTACAGATTCAAACAGGTATTAATATTGACTTTGTAATGGTTGACTATTTGGATCTAGTAATGCCAGTATCTGTTAAAGTTAACCCTAATGACCAGTTTATTAAAGACAAATATGTTGCTGAAGAATTGCGTAATTTATCAAAAGAGATGGGTATACTAATGGTTACTGCAAGTCAATTAAATCGTAGTGCTGTAGATGAAATTGAATTTGACCACAGTCATATTGCAGGTGGTATCAGTAAGATTAATACAGCAGATAATGTGTTTGGTATCTTTACAAGTCGTAGTATGCGAGAGCGTGGTAAGTATCAGATTCAATGTATGAAAAGTCGTAGTTCAACTGGGGTAGGCATGAAGATTGACCTAGAATATAACATTGAAACTATGCGTATTAGTGACAATGGAGGTGACGGCGAAGATAGTTATAGACCTCAACCTAGTGCTATTGATATTATGAATAAGTTAAAGACACAAAGTACATTAGCATCAACAGAACCAATCATAGACCAAGCCACAGGGGAGATTTTAGAGCCTGAAAACAAGAAAATTATAGTAGATGTTCAGGGATCTAAATTGAAGAATTTGCTGAATAGTTTAAAGAAATAAAACCGTAAAATAGATAAATACTATTAGGAAACTATTATGCAAAAACAAACTCGCAGCCTTCTGCAGGAATTGGAAGCAATTGGAAATAACCGTGATACAAGTCATGTTATTGAAAGTAGAGCCCACAATATCATTACCAGTGCAATTAATCTGTTAGAAATGATTAATAGGAATTATCCTAAAGAACAAGCAGAGATATTAGAGAGAAAATTACTTGGTGCGATTAAATCCCGTGACCAAGGTAAATTCTCTAAATCAATAAAGAAGAACAGCGACAAAGAGCAGTTATGAATTTATCGGAAGCATTAGCATTACTTAAATCTAAAATTGACAAACTATCTATAAATGAAGATAAAGGTCATTTAGACCATCCAGAAGATTTAATATTTTTAGGTGGAAGTGATGGTGCTAATCGTGCCATTCAAGCTACTATTGCAACAGTTAAAAATCCGGCAACAGTTACAATCAAATGGGACGGATATCCTGCATTGATATTTGGACGTAACAGTTCAGGTAAGTTTAGTATTATGGACAAACATATGTTCAATAAGAAAGATGGTACAGGACGGCAAGTATTCAGCCCGGAACAGTTTGTACAATATGACCAGGCACGTGGAGTAGAACGTGCTAGTTTATGGCCTATTATTAATGAAATATGGCCAGGCTTAGAAAAAGCTAGCAAAGGTGCTAAGGGTTATTACTGGGGTGATTTATTATTTCATCAACCATTAAAAGACCAAAATGGTAGTTATGTTTTCAAAGCTAATCCTAACGGTATTACTTATAAAGTAGAAGCTAATAGTCCAATTGGAAAATTGATGAGTGGGAAACGTGCTGGAATTGCAGTACATCAGTATATTGATCCTAACGCAATGACCACCGATGAAGCAGTTACCTTGAATGGAAATATAGGACAACTGAAGAATAATAGTGATGTTGCAATTGTTCCTAGTGCTATGCCAACAGCTCCTAAGATTAAGATAGATAACACTTTATTAAAGAATGCACAGAATGCAATTAAGAAATACGGTCCTGCAGTGGATCAATTAATGAATACTGCTCCGCAAGCACGTAACACATTTAATCAATTGTTTACTGTATATATTAACAAGAAGATTGTTGCAGGTGATTTAAACAATTTACTTGCAGGGTTTATGGATTTTGTACAGAATAGACCAATGACTGATAAAATGAAGGCAAAGATAGTTGAGCATTTACAGGCTAATGAAGCTGGCTTAGTTGGTGCTTTCACTGTATGGATTGAGATGTACAAACTAAAAATGTCAGTAGTTAATCAATTGAATAAAGCCGCAGAAGTTAGTCCTGTTAAAGGATATTTACAAGACGGAACCGAAACACATGAGGGTTTTGTATCAAACGGCTTAAAATTTGTAGATAGAATGGGCTTTAGTCGCCAAAATCTCGCCGGAAGATAAGCCAAATCCTGGATTTTTTTGTGCCAGGCATAAATAAGAGTAGAGCTATATGCTCACAAACTTAAAGGAATTTTAAAATGGCACAATTTACACGCACAAATGGCGACTTCTTACCGTTAATTAACTATGATTCATTCTCATACACAAACAGCGGTGTTAACGCTATCACTTCGGCAGCTACAGTACAACCAGCTGGTCCTAAACTAGCTTTCGGTACAATCACATTCACTGGTGCAGCTACACCAAGTGGTGATGACTTACAAAAGACTTTCCAAATCATTGAGCAAAAAGCTACAATTATGATGTACGAATTCACTGAAGTTGGTTCTGGTTCTGACACATTAGCAGTTGCTATCTATCCAGTTGCAGCCTGGGACTTCACAAACGGTGGCGATCTTGACGTTGCATTGACAGCGGCTACAGGTCTAAACTATGCTGTTACTACAGCGGCTACAGCTACATTCACAAACTAATCTAATTAGTTTTTGATATAAAGGCCCAAGAATTTCTTGGGCTTTTTTACCTCTATTAAATAGTAGTATGAGTTACACTATTACTTGCTATACGCTATTTGAT